AAATGAATCCCGTTAGAATTAGAATGTATAGCATGGACAGAAAAATAATCCAGCTCATCCCACCAGCCGTGGTCTATACCTCTTTGCACTAGAAGGTTTTGTCTGGATGCATCCGTGGCAGACGGCGTGGCACCGGCAGCTACCATAACATCATACACAGCCTGGTACTGGTCACTATAAGCTTTATTTGTAGTTGCCTCAAACCCGGATACAAGCCCCCCCTGAAGACCTTTATCAAATGTTGAGCTTGATTGTCCGAAAGCCTGGGCATGAATGATCGCCGGGAAAAGATAAGCAATTAAAAATATTGTTCTCATTGTTTTACAATTTTTTCATAGCAGGCCGTACTGTCCGACACGCTTCCCCTTGTCAGGACCCTGCGGAAATAAAGACCTGGGAAAAATTCCCCATGCTTCATGAAAGATCCGCTTGCCGTATCACTCAGTGTCCAGGGGTTATCGTTCGTGCCGTCGGCGTTTGCATCAAAATGCAATAACGTCCACAGCGCACTATCAGGATGCCAGTTGCTGTAATACAATGTTATCGTGGCATCGACATCGTCAAAGCCACTGAAATCCAAATGATACGACCAGGGACCGCCGATGAAAAAAATATTACCAGGTAAGACGTTACCCGCGGCATCATACATTGTATACGAAGTCGTATCAGAAGCACTGGCATTGAGGGTATCATATCTTATCGTTCTCTGACCATGAACGCTAATTGCTAAAACGATACCCGTAAAAATCAATAGTAACTTTTTCATTTTCAATTATTTTTCGTTAGTGATTCAAATTTCTTTTCAAGTTCAGATAATCTTATTTCTAATTCATTAATATAAAGGTAAGCTTTTTCCAGTTCTTCAATTGTTCCTTCAAGACGTCGCGCAACGTTGAACGTCTTTTGATTTGCCGGGAGTGTTAGCGCCGGAAGGCTATTGTTGGCCTTAAAATAACTGACCTGTTCCGTAAATGTCGGAAGGACATAATCGTCGCTAAATACATAATCAGCCCAGGCGCCCGCTTTAGTTGTATAAATTGAATCAGCGTACAATTTATCCGAAACAATTGTGCAATCATTCAGCTCGATATATCCGTCTAATTCATCAAGTTCCGTGCAGCGTATAAATTCAACTCCACCTGCTATTAGTGACAGCTCGTCAGCATCGTTTTGTCCTAGTCCGGTATTAAGATCACTATAATTTGGACCAATACTTGGGGATGATGATCCTGGTGCTCCGTTTTTGATCCATGCCCCAGTCCCCGCTTGGTTTCTGAAGTAAGTACTTCCAAAAGTCCAGTGAGCCTCTGCACCGTTGGTTCCAATATTAAGATCCCCACTGCTCTTTATGCGGTTTGATTCGAGAGTTAGATTATCCACGTATAAAGCATCATCTATAAATGCACTGTCAAATGCATTGTACTGTGACCCGAGGTTAACCGTGCCATTCGGAACTAAGTTTTTATAAACTTCAATTGAATCAGGCGTTATCTGCCACAAGGTGTTCCCTCCATCTATTGCATCCCGAAATCTAAATAACCCCGTAGCATCAAATACCATATTCCCATCATAATCCCCACCTCTTGTATCAACGACAACCTGTGCACGGGCAACATCATCCGCAGTTCCGACAAATTTTATCGCCGGAAATTCCAATGCCTTTATATGAGCTAGTTTTATGTAGGCATATGTAGCCGGTGTGGCATAGCTGCCCACGGTGTCAGCGTAAAGCCGGTCGATATAAATATCATTAAATCTATTATATGCCGTTCCAATAGTGACTGTATCATTTTCCGGGACTAAAGGATAAACAACCTCAACAGAATCACTTAAACTGCCAACACGATCAATGATAACACGATTCCCGACAAATGAATAAAATTGCCTGGCCGATGTTCCTAGCTGAAGGTTGCTGCCGGTAGTGTATGGCACAATATTATCATAGATTATGATCGAATCACTCGCCCCGTTCTTAAAACTCAGCGCAACATCTCCATTAACAGTCACTATCAGATCGCTAGATGATGTACTATTTATTTTGGTATTATCTGTGTACTCATTAAAATATAATTCATCACCTATTGCTACATCACCCGTGACTGCCAAATCATAAGTTGTTGTGCCCGTTGCCCCTATTAACACGTTATATCCTGCTGCATCCGGATGCACAGTAGTGCCGTCAAGCGTCCAATGACTTGTGGCAGAAGCAAGATCACTAAGGGTATATCCTTGCGTATTTTCCAAATCATAAAACCATAGATCGTCACCTGATCGCTGCAAATAATGATCTGCTGTACCGATTATGAGATCGCCACCCACAGTTAAATCATCATCTACCTCTAACGTAAGCTCAAACTTTGTCCTGCCGGCATTAATCAGTTTATAGTAATCGTTATAATTGTCAGCATTGGTGCCTATAAGTAGCTCATCTGTAGCATAATTAGTCAGGTATACACTATCCCCGGAGCGGGTCCATATGGATGATCCCCCGATCTCGGAGCGTAATTGTGCCGCCGTGTCTGCCAGCTCAACCCTCACGACGTCAGCGGTATCACTAACCAGGTTTGCAAGGGTATTGACTGTGAAGTTTTTGCTTACTCCGTCATCATAAATCAGAATAAGATTGGCACTATCCAGTGTTGTGGTCAGGGTTTTTGTGAACCAATAGTTCTGTCCAGCAGCTGACAAACTGCCACAAAGCATTGTTATAAAAATCAGTTTTTTCATATTATCCATTTTTTCATATTATCCATATAATGGTCCTGTTTCATCATCTAATCCGGTATCCGTTTCATCATACAGTATCTGTGGGGTGATTGCTAATTCGTGTGCTTCTACATCCCATCTCCCATATTTTGGTGACCACGATCCTCGGCGTAAAATAAATAATTTATCATCATTATCAGTATCTTTTATAATACTGCAGAAATCAAGCAACTTAGAATATATAGGTACATTGATAACCTGTTGCGGCTGTGCATACAAAATCCCGATAGCATTTTTTAAAAGATTAACTAATGTTCCTGACAGTTCCGATGCGTTCCAGTCATATGTACGTGTTATAGGTTGCCCGAAAATATCATATTCCAGAAATATACCACCATGAAATACATCACGAAATCCTGTCGTTTCGGGACAGTCTGCAACAATTAATTCAATAGTACCATAATCATAGTTATTTTTTGAATTGATAACAATTTCCTGTTCTGATGATTCATCAAAATTAATTACATCGCTACCATCCTGATTCATCGGTGCCGCAATGATCTGATCAATTTCTATGTAGGCGGATGTGCTGCTACATTCCGGGGCCTCAAAGGATACTGTCATCAAGCGATATGCAGGGGGACCAGAGTAGCTTACTGAATCAAATACATCATTATAGGTTATTTGCTGGCGTGTTTCTTTTGTCCCTGATGTATTATCATATATCTCCTCCATCTGGGTTATTCCGATAACAAAACGCACTGTCATTATTGCCCCTGCAGGCACATGTATATTATATCTTATAGATATATCCCATTTTACGATAAGTGTGTTTACCTGTTGAATAATCCTGTTATATGACTCCCTGGTACTCAATGCCGGGATCTTTATTTTATCGGCACTCCTGTTATAACTTAACCCGGCGTGTATATTCCAGCTATCAGGCACCCCCGCAGTCCAGTTGGCAAAGTCACCATTAAGAATTCTATTAGTAACTTTTACATAATCTTGTAATAACGTATATTTACCCCATGCCGGGTTAATGGACATTGTGCCATTTGCTATTCTTATAATGTCAGCAAGGGCCGTTGAAGGTGGTGCGCTGGTCGAATCAACAATCAGGTTGACAGATGTATTTGATGTGTAACTAAATGAATCATTAGTGCCATCATAAGGAAAACCGGAGGCAAAAGTCCATAGCCTGGAGGTAAAGGCCTGATGTGCTTCTGTGGGGCGAAATATAAACCATTGGTTATTACGCTGCCGCAAAACAGCTCCGAACTTCAATAATATATCCTTGAGTACATCATAATAGGTTTTTCCGTCATAAGCAATACCATGAAAATAGCATTGATCAAGTGGCGAATCTGCCGCTGTGCTATTCATACGGTCCTCATAAACATTAATACCCTCCCTTAAATTTAATCCCAGATTAGTGCGGCCCAAAATATAACCCAGCGCCTGCATAGGTGTTAATGTTTTGTATCCATATTGAACTGTATTATCCAATGTTTTATCCCATGCCAAAGTGCGGAGGAATCCAAGTTGATCAGTAGCGATAAAAGAATTAGTATATGGCGCATATCTGTACTCCTCTTGATACTGATCGGGCAAAATAAACCCAGACCAAACTGCAGTAGCATCTATATAAAATATGACCTTATATTCACGATTATTGTTGGTATATAAATCTAAGAATTGGAAATCCGTTGTTGCAACTAAATTAATTATCAGCTGGATTCCCCAGATCGGTTCATCTAATAAAAAATCGGAAGATACTTCCAAATCAAAGCGTATCGGTTCACGACTGCAATATACATCGTCTACGGTGCCGGAATAATCTAGTTTCAGTATATCCAACTTGCAAGCTTGGCCAAAATGGTTAGTCCATTCACAGCGATATTTTACCCCGTAACTCATGTTATCTGCCTGATGTTTCTCTGACCTTTTTGTGCGGCCAGATAAATATACCTGTTATCAATTTTGGCTACTGTTAATTCATTGGTTTCCTGTTGTTGTGATTGATGAGATTGTGCAATAAGGTTACCACCAACTTGCCCTATTGTTGTCAATGCTATTCCCTTGGCAATTAATGCAAGCCCTTGGGCTTGTTGAGACGGAATAAGTGCCATGCCTGAACCTATCGAAATAAATACCCTTCCAATAGATTTAGCCACATCATATAACATTTGTTTAATAGATTCACCAAAATTACCTGTTTCAGTAAGCACATCACCGAGTGATTCACCTATCGTACTACCCATGTCAACAAATGCGCCTTGCACAACATCTGTCATATTTATTAATGCCTGCCACTTGGGTGCCACATAACTAGCCCAGGTGTCTGATGTTTCATGCAGGCTTTCGCCCATTGTTCTGCTTGCATCAGATACCTCTATTAATCCAGCTTTTAATGATTCTATTTTTTCAAGTGGTGGATTTTGTATAATATTAGCCCCAATATTCGGTTCTGGGCCGGTGGGTGTTGCATCTGGCGCATTGGAGCTACCTAAAGAAATAGCAGATTCTATTAGTGCTGTTGTTTTCTGAATAGTTTCATTTAATCTTTCCCTTACCCTCTGCTGTTTTTCTATTCCTTTATTAATTCTGTCTATTTGATTTATATGAAATTGTTGTGCTCTAAGTAATTCTTGAGATGCTACGGGAGATTGGCTTATTAATTTCTGTGTACGCTGTAATTGATTTTCCTGCGCAGATAATTGCTGTCTTAATGATATTTCTTTTTCAATAGAATCTGCTATTTCTTTTGATTTACGAGTTATTAATTCCTGTTGAATAGCTAATTTAATCCTTTGGTCATATTGCTGATTTACTTCCTTGAGTCTTTTTACTAATGTTTCATTGGTAGTTGTTTCATCTGTCAATGATTCCAGAAAGTCAGGATATTGATCACGTAATTGTTTTATTAAATCATTACGCACATCATTAGTAATATTAACGGCCGTAATTGATTCAACAATGGTGTTTAATCGAGTTTTTTGCTGCAACAAAAGCATACTTTCTTTTGTCATATTTTCCAACGTCCTTGTTGCTGCCTTTGCTAATCTGTTTATAATCGGCAATACCTTGCCCCCTATCATCTCCCTATAATCACCCCATGCGTTGGTTAATTGAACTACTGGCCCACGTCCTGTTTCTGCCATTGCCTGGGCCTGTCCCTTGAATTTTGTAGTTAAGGTGTCCGTTAATACGGCTGCTCTCTCGCTCTGTCCTATCACTCCCTCTAATCCTGTGCCGAAATAACGGGATAGTGCGTCTGTCGTGGTAGTTATTGATTTGCCAACCAAAGTAGATGCAGTTTTCAAGTCCAGACCCAATCCGGTGGCCATATCCTGTATGAGTGGGGTAAGGCTTTTTATTTGATCTTCTGTTAATCCCAAAACAGCTAATAAGCCCTGCGCTTCTATTGTGGCCTCATCACCGAAACGAGTTTTTTTCTGTAATTGTTGCGCCTGCAAAATTAATCTTTGTTGCGCATCTCTTCGATTATTTAAAGCGACAAGTAATTTTCTTTCGTTTTGTAATTGCTGATCTGCCAGCTTTGTTGACTCTGAACCAAACTTCAATAACTGCCTTACGCCCATTGCTGCACCCAAGGCAACAAAAGCCTTCATTGCTGCTTGTGCAAATCCTTTTATCTTGGACTGAGCCTCATTAAGTCCTTGATCTAATTTCTTTTTATCAGCAATAATATTTACCCTTAGGTTTTCTTCTTTAGCCATTTAGCCAATTTGTTAATCCAGCTTTTTTAAGCATACTTTTCACATTACAACTCCCCATAACGGGGACATCGTCAAAGTCACCAGGTAATGGTATTATATAACGTGGATCTTTCCCTGTAATGGATGCCATAATCAACCGTGTTTGATTCAATTCATTGATAATATCATCGTTATGACTTTTCAACAAAGCAAACAGCTGCCAGGGTTGCATCTCATTATATTGCTCCGGTGTTAAGCGGAGCTTTATAAAAGCTATTTCATGAATATCCACCCATGTTATTTTTTTTTTGGCCCTTCACGTAAAATCTGCATCCTGTCAGCCAGCCTTGTAAAAATCATCTCAAAGTCATTCCATATCTTCTGAAGATCCTTATCATCCATGCGTTCAATAAGATCATCTGCCGTAAATTTGTCAAGTGACTTTTTGCCATCATGATAACGCTCGTATCCAGCCTGGAATATCATATTAAGGACTGAAAACGGCTTTGATGTAGCAGCCTCCAAAAGTTCATGATATTCCAGGTTGTTTTTTTCACACATCATTTCCAGGGTCAAAAGTGTAAATTTAAACCCATATTGCTGGCCGTCAATTTCAATGACTACAAAGTTCTCCATAACACTACGCCGTTGATGCTAATGTACCCTGGGTGGATCCGCCGGTGACACGCAATGAACCTGAAAAGGTAGTTTTGCCATTGCGGCTGCCTGTCAGTGCCAGCCTGGTAATGTATCCATTTCCTGAATACTTTTTCAACTCACTGGCTTCACTGGCAAAATCTGTCTTACCGGCATTGGCTTTAGCAATAATCCAAGCTAAAGATGTGCCAGCCTTCCAAGCAGTATAAAGAGTATCATACCCATATGTATGATCTTCTTTATACGCACCTTCAAAGTTAATCATCTCCCTTCTGTCGCCAGGGGTGTATTCGCTGTCCCTGGTGGAAGAACGTCCGGTCAAATCAACCTCGTCAGTTTCATGCTCTAATCCCAGAGTAGTGAGGCCGTCAACTACCGTTGCAGCCAATTTCAACAATAACAAATAGCCGTCCATAATACTTAATTTTTAATTGTTAATAAATGCCTGGTTTTTCTTATTTTTAAAAAATTACTCCTTTCAGTTGCTATTTCGCCAAAAAACTGTGAATACAAATTATTAATATCTTTATATTCTTTTCTGTTTTGATAGGATGCAAGTACTCGCTGTCCCACGTGCATACCCCCAAGTACTGACATTATCATAACACGGTTATAAAGTACTTCAGCATTTACAACGGGATATGATGTTCTTTCCCGGTAAATATTACCTATTATCATATCATCAATAAGCATAAGCCTGCCCCCTGCTCCTATTGTTTTTAAAGAAAGAAACTGATTGCATCCGCCCCGTGTCTTTATGCCTGTTAATCCACGTATATGTTCCCACCATTGCCGGGTAATTATGTAATGACCACCATATATACATTGCGGATCATGATTTATTGGTTCTTTGTTAGGATAATTCAGTAACCACAATAAAAACTTAGAAGACTCAGAATTTACATCATAAGCATTATATATTATCCTGGCACCATAACAATAGCTTTCTGCCTGTGTGATATCTGTCTGGTCATAACGTAATACGGCACTTACCCCGCATGATATGCCTTGTTTATTTTGCTTTAATGCTGCAAGAGTTTTTTCCACGAATCCCGGTGAAAAGCGTGTACGTGCACCAGTAATGAAAAGGTTGTCATGTTTGGCATGGTTAATACCTATCTGAATGGCATTACCAAATCCTGGTAGCTGACCCCTAACGACATTAACACCCTTAATATTCCTGATTTCAGGAATCATCTCGTCATCAACAACTACAACATCAACCTGTGAAGCCTTGCAGTTCTCAAACAGTGATTCTATAGTGTCATGAATCGCCTGACCCTCGCTACGTGATGGAATTACTATACTTATTTTTTTTTGCATACAAATCTAAATCTTAATATTTTACGTATAATAGACCCATCGGGTGCTTCATCAAAAAATATATCATTATCCTCAATATATGGTAGAACTCGCATTAAATATGAAGTCATCGCAATATTCTTTTTGCTTATCAATCCAACAATCAGTGAAGATATTGCATTGACATGAGATAACTTCATTTGCCCAATCGTTGGCTGGTTGCTTACGATCTCCATTGACAGACTGCAATCCATATCATCATCGCCGCCGTCATCAAACCAATTCAGGTCTGTCAATACAACATACCCTGCACCCTCGCTCTTTGGATTTTCCAAATAAACAGGCCAGGTATCTCCCTGGTGTGTCAAATGCCCATCCAAGACATCCTCAAATGCTGTTAATATTTCCTGTGACGGATCATTCATGACATTTTCAATACTTTATACAAATTGCTTTTAAGTTTAGGCCATTGCTTTTTTGCTGCTGGGAATAAATACGGCTTAGCAGGCGTCCCTTTATCATGTATTTTTCGTCCTACTAAAAAAGTGACTTTCCTGACTTCGCTCTTTGGTGCACGTATAATCTTGCGTTTAACCCATCGTATCAAATCCCCTACATTAGGCCAGTGTCCAGGCTTCTGCCCCTGCTCAACAGCGGCGGCATAATTCACATTAGTACCTATCACGGCCCCCATGCGGTCAGTAGTGAAACGGATCCTTACTGAACTCCGCAGTCTGCCTGTGGATATTGCGCCTTGTGATCTCAAATTTTCCCGTGCCATGCGCTGAATAGCTAAAGCGGAATGTGATACTTCTCTCTGTACCCCCTGCCGCACATTAGTATTATACTTACTCAGCCTGTTAATAACCTTCTGCAGATCGCCGTTATCTACTGATGCCTCAATCATAAGTATGTGTTTTTCGTCAAATGTTTCAATACATCCATCACAGCTCCAGATAACTCGCCGTCAAAGCGGTTATGGTACCATTGCAAAACTTGTAACTTTATCGCTTCAACAAATCCCTGTGGAAGTGTTTCTGTGGCATTGTCACCTGTTATGCCATAACCTGCCGTTAATCGGATCTTGTAATCATCATCTGTTACATCGCCTTCGCTCCAAGGGTTTATCGTTGAGGTCAGAAATTCCAGCTCCCAGAACATATTGCCCCTTTTGTAGTAATCGGTATTCAGGGTCATTGCAGTGGTATTGCCTTGCTGATTTATCCGTAAAGGGTATCCAGATGTCATTACTGAATGCGGGCCACGTGGTAACCTTACCCTTTTTGCCACAACTTCATCGGCATGGTAAAAGATCTCAATAACTTTACTGGCAGCGGATATATTACAGAACACTTCAATGAGCTGCCTTGCAGTCTTTATCATACTGGTAATTTCGTTATCTTCCGTTGCATCGGTACCGTATTTGGCTTTGATACGGTTTTTCATCACTGCCAAGGTAACTGGTTCAGTAGATATGTCTGTAATTGTCCTGACTTCCATTATTGTTGTTCTTTTTTCAGATTGCGTTCTTTACTTAGTGGCTTTTTGTCGGGGTCTTCAATGGTTCCTTTATCTGGCTCTTTGGTTTGCGCCTTGGCTTTACGCTCTTTGGTTTTTACAACCTCTTTGCGCTCTTTTTGCCCCAAATTCTTGAGCATTTCAGCCTCACCTTTATAAACCTTTATTTTTTTACCCCTGAATTCAATTTCAACTAATTCTCTATCCTTTGCTTTCATAATATTATTTATTTTAAGGAAGGGGGACCGGAGTCCCCCGACCTGGTTAATAGCCTTTGGCTTCAATAACCTTAACAGTCAAAGTAACTAAATCACCACCAGCACCGGCACCTTCACCCGTACAGCTTAGCCTTAGCCTTGTATAAGATACAGGCCAGTCTTTTGTTATAGTGTACGTTTGTGCGGCTACGGTCTCAACTCTTGCTCCAACAGTCACGGTATCGGCATATACGCCCCCGGTAAGGTTAGTGGTATCATATGCATGATAGTCTGCCGTTGCTGCCGTTGTCCTGGCATGTTGTGCAATAGACCAACTTTCTGAATTTGGCACATTAGTAAATTGTATAGTGCTATCTGTGCTAGATGAAACTCCCCATGTTATAGAACTGCCGACATTAAACCATTTTGAATTGTCGTTAGACCCTTTTATTTGCAATGTAATATCAGTTCCATCTCCAAGACTATCTAATGTAGCCTGAATGTCATAATAATAAAGGTAATCTTTACCGACAAATATGTCGAACGTTTTTTCCGTCGTCCCGGCAATAGTATCGGTAGTTGAGGTATGTGTATAGCTATCGTAGGTTGTTTTACCTGAAAGATAAATCACCTGTGCCTTAACCTGCCCCATAAATAGAACAGCGGCAAAAATTATTAATATATTAATCAATCTTTTCATTTTATGCCTCCTTTCTTAATTATGAACCTGCAGCAACTGCAGCCTGTGCAGCGGCGAGCGTTCCGGTGATTAATCCATAAGCAGCGATATTCCCAACCCTAAGACATCCCCTTTCGGTAGCGGTAAATAGAACACGATCATAGGCCGGATCGGTATCATATTGATCCCAGAACCTTACAACCATTCCACGCCGTACATAATACTTAACAGCATTAAGGGCGGCAACAAGATAACTACCAGCGGTCATATCAGAACTTTCTATGACCGGAATTCCATCAACCATCTTGGCACCCTGGAACCATCCAGGAAGTAGCCATTTACCGTCAGAGTCACGCAATCCACCAATATTATAAGCATCTACTGGATTAAGGACGATAGCGGTAGGATTGAATCCTTTGGTATAGGCATTCGAGCTGTTATATCCAAGCTTACATTGCAGAATGGCAGCACGTAGTCCGTCAATGAAATTCGCATTTCCACCTAAAGCTGTAATACCAGAAGGTATGCTGAAGGCAGTTGCGGCAGTTACAAGGCCATTCATGGTGGTGGCTCCATTGGCACCTGTCAGCAGCTCTCTTTCCCGAAGGTGGGGGATATTTGTCATGAGCATGCTCATGATTTCACTCCTTACAAATTCGGTATCTTCCAGCATTTCATTAGTACAACGGAATGAGTCTGTGATCTTTTTTACAGCAGCTTCTACTTCCGTCCACAGTGCATCAGATTCGCCGAAAGCTGTATTCTCAGCCTTCATGGCAGTGCCAGGAGATTCGGATGCCGGGGTCCTTTCAATCCAGGATACTTTATCTTTTGAAGTGGTCCCTTTCTGGACTCCGGTATAAATAGGAGTGTCGGCACGTGGAAGCGCATCAACGCCCGGTTCCCTATCGGGAAGTATGACAGGCGAAGTATCTCCTGCTATCAGATCAGATCCAACAGTAAGTACCTTTTGTAATCCCATAGCCTGCATCTTCGGAT